AGTATCTCTTAGGTAAATCCCATTGTTTAATACTGGAGTTGCCATAATTGATTGTTTTTTAGGTTATTTATTTGTTAAATTAAAATCGTTTAAAAATATTTTGAGGTCTTACTAATTTTTTATTCCCAGATGGTCTTTTAGTTTCATCATCTTCTGAATTAGTTAAAGATGTAGTCCCCCCTACATTAGCTTGTTCTGTTTTAAGTTTTCTAACAGTATCTGCTATAGTTTTTTCAGAACCTTTTTCCATAATTTTTGCTTTGTATCCTGTAGGGTCAGCCAATAACCAAAGAGCTTCTGAAATTAAGGAATGGTTAGGTTCTACAAATTGATATTTCTCAAGCAAATGTCCAAGTAAATTTGTATTCTTACCACTTACTGAAGGATAGTTTGGTTGAACTAAACCGTTATATAACATAGCTTGAACTTTTCTATCAATTTTTAAATCTCCCAACTCACCATCTTTAAGAGTATTGTATACATTTTCCATGTATTGTTGTGAAGCTTTTTGTTGTTGTTTTTTTCTTAAATCTTGTTCTTGAATTTTTTGCATAACAACTTGTTCCTGCATTTTATCCAATTTAGGTTTAAATTTAGATGCTTGAGTTTCTAATTTTCCAAGATCTCTCCAAGTATCTATTTCTTCTTGAATTTCTTCTTGAGAACCAAACCCAGTTGCTCCAAGATATTCACTTATAATTATCTCTTGATGATTTTCATTACTTGGATCCAACTCTCTAGTTTGTTCAACTTGTCCTAAAGTCATAAAAAGACCTTTTAAATCTTGACCTCCATCTGCAACATATCTTGCTGCAATTTGAAGTTCTTGTGGTAGACTATCAAAAAATTGTTTTGGGGTTTCTCTCCTTACTTGATTAGCCTTTTCTTCAAGGTTAGCATCAATAAGTTCTTCCCAATCTTTAGCTGTATATTCATCAAAAGATTTTTCATCATCAAAAGGAACAATTTTTTCATCCTTAATTAACTTTTGAAAAACATCTCCTATTCCTGAAATTGGTTTTCTTCCTCTTTTTTCTTTTTCAATTTCACTATCAGGATCATCTATAGTAAAAGAATTAAGAATGTCATCTACTGCTTCAACTTTCTTGTCAGCATCAACTTTAATATCCTTTGTAAGATCATCTATTTCTTTTGCTGGAACACCAGGGTCAGCAAAAGACATATCTACATTAGGATTAAAGTTTTGAAAAATAGATTTTTTACCATCTACAGGATCTTGGAGAGTTATATCTCCACCCACAGGTGTTCCATTAAAGATCTCATCTAGATCTATGTCTACTTGAGCAGTTGTGCTCTGAATTTGTGTTGTGTCTGTACTCATTATTATGTTGGTTTTATTTTGTGTTTGACTACATATTTAATATACAAAAAGATTTGCTAATAAACTTAATAAATTTGAAAATTGAGATTCATTTTCTGTAGTATATAGCTATCTTTTTGATCATTAATTATTATTTCTTCTTATCTGATCCTTTATCAAAACGATTTTTATTAACCCTTGCAATTTCTAATTGTTTATTTGCAATATCTCTTTCCGTAGCTAACTTTTCTCTTTTAATTTGAAGGTCTTCTTTGCTTAGTGAATTTTTAACAGTTGCCTGTTCTTTCTTAAAATTCATTTCTTCTCTTTTCTCACTCTGCATATTAATATCTTTCATTGCATCTTGATAATCACTAATCTGATTTTGATTTATATCAGAAGTTGCACCATAACCGGCAGCTCTAATCTCTGCAATAGTTCTATCATTAAGACGATCTTTTTCATTTTCAGAAGATTCAAATTCAAGTTTCATTCTAGCTTCTTCTTGTTTAGCAGTTAAAGCTTGTTGTTGCATTTCTTGCTGATGGGCAAATTCTTCTTGTCTAACAGCTGTTTGTTTAATTTCAGCATCTTTAAGAATATCTGTAATTTCAGCAATAGACTCAGATTTAATAATATTACCTAAATCAAAAATTGTAGCACCAGTTGTATTATTAGTTTCAGCTAATCTTTTTAATTGATCTAATACACCTCTATGATTTGTTTTTGTTGTAGCAAATACATTAAGATCTCTAGCTAATAAATCTATACCATTAATTGTAAAATTAACTTTTTCAGCAGCAGATGATATATAACTTAATCTTAAACTAGGTTTGGTGCTATTATAAAACTGAGCAAGGTCTGTACGCATTTGATGAACTCTTGGCATTAAATGATCAGAGTGCTGTGTAAAATAAATCTCTGTTTGAGCATAAGATTGATTTAAAGCTTGAGTCATACCGGTTGCTGTTTGTTGTGAAATAGGGGCCCCTAGTCTTTGAAGATTAACACCAATAGCATCAAATGCTTGCTGTTTAAAATAAGTAGCAAGATTTACTCTAGACATTAACCTACTTGTTTGTTCTAAATTTAAAGATTGAAAATGTTGAAAATTTGTAGCATTTTCTGTATTAGATATTGATGTATCTAATGGAAGAATTTGAAAATCTTTCATTGCTACATATGCTTTTGCATAGTTACCTTTTCCCCAATCTTCACCCATAGAATGTCTAGGCAGTGCATTCTGGTCTAATAAAATTACAGTACCTAATTCATCTACAAGAATATCGGCTATCTGATTATTAACTAAGTTATAACCAACTTGGAAAGGTTTCATTAAATCTACAAGAGCTGTAGACTTTGTATTTCTATCAGAAAATACACGCCCCTCAATAGGTAATTTACAACCATACAATGTTTGGTTACCTTTAAACTGAAAAGGAATTCTTCCTGGAATTTTTCTATTAATTCCTAAATAAATAGGGTTAATATTATTACTCATATTAGATCTCCAAAAAGCTGGTAAATTTGGGCCAACTTTAACTCCACCATAAGTTTCATTTATCCATATCCAATCTATATGTTCTCCTTCTATTACATTATCTTTTGTTTTATTTTTAAATAAAGATGTATCATAAATAGGTTTTTCAGTTACTTTAAATGTTTCATCTATGATTGCTGATATAACCTCTCCCTGTTTAGTCATTTTTGTAAGATGACCAACTTTTCTTTGAGTTTTCCAATACACAGTAGTCACCCTCATTAAAGAACCTTGGTTCCAATTTGATAAATCTTCACCTTGTTGAAGTATAGCACTTACTATATCTCCACCTAATTCAGGAGCTGTATCCCAATGACTTGTAAATTGTCTATAAGCTAAACCTGGCATATTAGTATTCCATTCATGAGATCTACTAGGGTCATAAAAAGTTCCATCATTCTGATAGCCACTTACCTGATAGGCAGCTGACCTTGCAGGGTATATTCTCTGTAGAGAAGCCAATTGGTCTTCATTCATCAGATAACCGTATTTGTCTACAACATCTGACACAGTCATTAAATCAATTTTACCAGCATAATTACTATCAGAAATATACCGTGTATCTGGAGATTTTTGGTAGAAAGTTAGAACAGGATTCCACAATTCAACTTCATAATCATCTTCCAACATTCTAAAATGCCAGAACTCTCTATCTGTAATAAGACTATCCCTAAATGCTCTTTCTTCAAGTTCCTGCATTTTAAATCTTTCATCATCCACATTCATTTGATGAGTAGCCCATTCTTCAGTCATACTTCTATAACTCTTAGAAAAAAAATCTTCAATCTCAGGTAATGTTTTAAGATTTTCTGGAGATAATTGTTGCTGAACTTCAGGACTATTAGGATCAGCTCCCATAGCTAACATTTTCTGAATTAACTTTTGTTCTGCATCTGCCAATAAATTTTCTTCAACAAGTGCTTTCTTTTGAGTAAGCATCTCATTATATGATTTATCATCAACAGCTCTAAACTGTACTTTAGTTAATCTTTTTGAAAATTCTCCTGATAATACATTTATTACATTGGGAATAATTGGATAGAATTTAAGTTCTAACGCAGATTGATCTTCTTTAGTCAATACATCCATTAAATCTTTTAGATCATTATCTTCTTCTACAATATAATCAGTTCTATCAATTATACCTTTGGCAAGTTTATAATTCTTTAAAAGTCTTCTAGCATTTTGTCTCAAGAAATACATTCCCTGTAACTCAAGCCAGTCTAAGTTCCAGGCTACCCAGTCATTATCTTTTTCTTTAGCTGGTAAAAACTGTATTGGCTGGGTAAGACTTGTAGTAGATGGATATCCACTTTCGGCCTTAGCTCCCGCTTTGAGTTGCATTGCGTTAAATACTTGCATGTTATTTTAAATTTTTAAAAGCTGATCTTTTTGGTTTATTGCTGCTTGCACCTTTATTACGTTCAATATTTTTAAAAGGTGTATACTTTAATTTATACAAATTCTGTGAGTTATCCAAATTATTCTTGTCTTGTTCCCGTCTTTTCATGAATCCTCTATTAGATTGTTGGATTCTTACAAAAGCAATAAGAGCTGAAAATGCAACTAATCTATCCACGTTTAATCCCGGATAGTATGCTAACATTTCTTTTATAATCATCCCATCAGGTATTCTTTCTACCCCATAAGTAACCTTAGTAATATCTCCATTTTCATTTGTTTCTTCATCTATAACTTCTCTAACAAATTCAATTGCATATGATATCAAATGGTTTTTAAATAATACTCCAGTATTTTTCCAACCATATTCTTGAAATACATTTTGATTGGCTCCTAAATCTTTAAGAAATAATATTTGTTGTTTTGGCACTAGATATTTTTGTCTTCTCTTTGATATCATGTACTGGATAAACAAAGACACGTTGTTTTCAACTAAGGTCCATGCGTTATACCATTCAATTAGTAAAGACAAAAATTCATGTGTGTCATTGATATCATCAAATCTACCACACCATGTAGCAACAATTTTATCCTTTTCTATAAATACCTCTAAACCATGTGGAGTTTCTCTAGTTACTTCAACAGCATTTTTATAAATAACAATAGTACATAATGAATCACTCGTATTAGTTTTTCCCTCTGAAACAGGGTCTACAGATCCATAGTAAGCTCCAAATACAGGTTCAGCCGGTGGTCTTTCATATACTACTAATACACCTTCTTTGTTAACCATTTTCTTATTAACAGGAAAAGTAGATATAGGTACTTTATTAGATTTTTCAGCTGTAATCTTCCCGGCTTCTCTCTTTAATTCAAGATACTCATACGCATATTCTTTATCCTCAATTCTTTTATTTTGTTGAGATAACACACCTTGAGGAAAGATAGATTCTTTTCTATAGGCAAAGGCTTCTTCAATATTAATTGGTTGCTGAGAAATTCTTAATTGGTATTGTTCTGAACTAAGTTCTGCTTTCCATTTTATTCTTTGTTCAAGGATTGCGGCTAAGGCTTCTTCAACAAGTGAATTACCATATTCATCTATATAGGGAAGCATTGACCATTGTTCTGGTATAAATAATCCAGCCTTACCAATGGTGCCATCCTTATCAATAAGGTCTGTTTCTACAGCATAAATAAGATTCCCCAAAGGGTTAAGAATCATATCCTTTAAAGGCTCACATTGGGTTAAATCCCCAACAGAACCTGCTGCTATAAATATCCCTGTAGTCACCATACCTGATGACATAGCAGGACGTAAATACTCATAAGTTTCCATCATCCTGGGGGCAATCCCGGCTTCCTCATGAAAGAAAATAGTTGTTGGTCCTCCTACTCCACTTGTTGCCTTTTTTTCAAATGATGCCCCCTGTATTTTAGATTTTAATCCTCTAGATGTTTTCCTGTTATTTAAAGTAACCTCAATCTGTTGTTGCCACAATAATACTTTATCAGGATTACTAGGTCTATACCAAGCTGTGTGTTCATTTAAAAAATTCTTGTAATCATCTAAAAATTTCCATGAACCTTTATCATCAATATAATCTTTTAAAGAAGCTCCTATTTTACAAACAGAACCCTCTTCAAAGTAATATTGATTTATAATTTTCCCCATATGAAAATATGAAGAAGCAATCTGTCTCTTTTTAAGAATAGCACAATGTTTATAATCCAGTTCAGCCAGTAATTCATATAAAGCCATATGATACTGAGCATCCCGGACTTTGGCAAATCCATATAGTTTTTCTTCCTTATCAAAGATTGGAAGAAAGTTTAACCACATGTAATAATCACGGGTTAAATACCAAGTCTGAGAACCATCAATAAAAATTACTCCATTACGGCACTTAATTTTTTGGTCATCCCAGTATGCTCTAAAATCTTGAGATTTGAATGGGCTTGCACAATAAAAGCCTTGTTCATTAAATTTTTTAGCTTCCGTATTAAATAGAAGGGATGTTTCATTAAATGCATACTGTCCCGGCTCTTTAAATATAGAAAGAATAAACGTGTAAAAATCAGATCTTGTTTTAAAATCAACATTAGACCATAGATCAGTTTGTTTATTATAAGCCGGAATAGTTATAAACATTATACAGTTCTAATTATTGCAAAAACATCTGCTGCATTTATTAGAAGATGAGGTTCACCGTTATGCTCCATAGAAGTAGGTACAGCATAGTCAGCATATTGGACAAAATCTCCAACTTTAATTTCTTGTTCTTGACTTCCAACTGCAACTACTGTTCCTTTAAATTCTTGTTTTTTAACAGAATCTGGAATTATAAGTGTTGTACCTGGAAAATGAGTGGGGGCCGAAGCTCTTTTGATTAATACTTTTCTCCCTGTAGGGATGACGATTTGTTTTATTGATTCCATAATTTTGTTATTGGTCATATGCTAATCCTTGTCCTCCACGGACAATGCTTTGTTGTTCTTGCATCATATCATTATAAGCTCCTTTATAAGAAGATCTTATTTGTTCAAATTTAGCAGCAGCATTCACTAATGAATTTATATTACCATCCCGTCCATGCTCTATAGGTGTTTTTTCCATATATTTAGCTAACCGGTCAAGCATTGATTTTATTCCCCTATAAGCCCTAGATGATGGTGTTTCATATAAAGCTGCACACATTTCTAAAGCATTAATAATCTCAGGATCTTCTGGAGATTCTTTTAACTGCACTTCTTGTATAATTATGTCTTCTTTATCTATTTCAGGTGTATTAAAGAAAGGATTTAAATCAGGGTTAGGACATGTCATATAAAATATATATTGATATACAGACATATAACTATCTGGATATTTTTCCATTATTTCTTTTAAGAATTTTAAAACATAGCAATGTTCCGTAGGAATCACCTTTCCATTTTGTATATCAAATAATTTTATTAGCATAAGTTATCTTTTAACCACATTACTAAACTAATAACCTCATCTTTTAAATAAGGTAGATCATACATTTTAATCTCATCAATAACTGGTTCTCCATTTTTCATTTCAGTTAAAGGATATCCGTTTTCATCTTTACCTGTTTCCTTGAAGGTAACGTGTTGTATTGTCAACTTTCCTATATTTAACTGAGGGTTATGCTTTTTAATAATGTAAGCATAAATACTCAATTGCAGGTTATAATGGTTAATATGACAATCATCCAAATGACTTATAGGATTATACATCTTGGAAGTAATTCCTTCCCAGTTAGTATAACCAGTGTGTTTAATTTCCTTGTTAGTTTTATAATCTGTAATATTAACTGTACCATTTACAATCTCTACAAGGTCTGATTGCCCACATAACCCCAAAGATTTTAAATACACCATGTGTTCAGGATACATGCCATCTTTTAGTTTTTGATCCGGGGCCAACTTAACACCATTCTTATTTATAGGTTTGATGATGGGAATAACCACACCATTACGTTCAATAGTCTGGAAATCCAAGATATCCTTTTCTCTCTGACCAT